CCAAAGACATTTTTAGGATTTTCAATATATGTCATGTTTGTTTCCCTCTTGATGATATAACCATTATATCAAACAGGCAATTAATGGAAATAGCCAAAACGCATTTTTTTTAAAAAAATTAGTGGGATCTGATCCATGCACCCATCAAATAAATGACAAGCAACATACCATTGACAATGGTTAAATTCAAATCTTTTACTCGAATAGCCCAAATAAAATAAAGAGCTGATCCAATATTGAGACACATAATATTATAAGGATCCAATCGGCATGTAGTACAAACGGCACCTGATAATACAAATATCAAGGCCGTCCATTTTAAAAAACTATTCATTATGAATAACTTCAATTGTGTTTTCTAAATTAAATACATAACCACATGCTTGTAGAAACTTCTTAAATCGTTCTAGCATATCATCAACTGTAAAATCTTCTTCACTAAATTCATGATGCACCCTTTCATTATGCATCAAACCTGAAGACGAATCATATTCATTCATATGAAATTCAAAAGTTCGCATTAATCATTTCCTTCTTCAAAAGTTTTAAAGCCTATAGTTCCACCTTCTGCTTCTATACGAGCAAGAACGTCTTCATATAAAATAGGAGCAAAATCAGTTTGCTCTACACATACACAATGATATCTAACATCTATAATTCCATCCTTTATAACACGATTAGAATGAGTATGGCCATGAATATTAGTACCAAATCGTCTTAGATGTTGTTCATGAATTGGAATATGTGATAGAATCATTCCATTCATAACATGATATGCCTTAATATCATTAAAGTGTTGAACATAATCATGAAGCTTAAAAATATCATGATTACCTTTGATCAACACCTTTTCGCCATTAAGACGTGTCATAATATGAAGAGAACGGCGATTGATCACCACATCTCCTAAATGATATACCTTATCATTTGGTTTAACTTTTGCATTCCACAGCTTAACCATAGCTTCATCCATCTCATCTGAATTATCCCACGGACGAAGTTTGGTTACACCATCAGATCGCATGAATTTGCAAACATTAGCATGCCCAAAATGAGTATCTGATGTTAAAAATACAGAAGGCATAATTAATCCTTAAGCTCAAATCGATTCTTTAACTTATTAATACGACTCATATACTCTGAAATATCAACATGATCATCAGTTGCATATGGTAGAACTTCTTCTAACATAGAAATCAGTTCTGCAAAAGCCTTTTTATATTCATCTTCACCAGGTAAAGTTTTACCATGATCTTTTGGAGTTCTCATCATGGCAATTAATTCTAATGTACTGGTCACGAGTTTTTCCTAGGATTATGATAATAAACAGAAAAATGCGTTGCATCATCAATTAGGCAATCTTGTTGAGCCATAGAAATACGCCGAATATAAGTTTGACCATGCGCACCTTTCATAGTATTAAAGGTGCGCGCACCTTTCATAGTACGACCTACAGATTGCATCCGTGGTCCTCTGTAACGAAATCTAACTCCAATGCCTGCCTTCTTATATGTGGCAAGAAAGAGCTCTCGATGCTCCATCGGCACCCAGTATGCGATAGCAAAATGCCCTTCAGGCACTGGATAAAGATCAGAGAAACTATCCGCAATATCTTTATACAACTTTTGATTTGTCATGATGTTTTTTCCTCTTGATGATATAACCATTATATCAAACAGGCAATTAATGTAAACTCTCAATATCGATATATACGTCTTTTTTATAGATATTTTTATCGAAGCCATCAATAATGAAACCAGGCGAGCACCCACAAGGACATCCAGCCTTTTGACTCCATTTATAGCTAATATTATTAAGATCTATGCCAATAGAACTAAGGCCTTGTCGAAGAATATCGCGATATACATTAAGCGGTCGAGATCGTCGATTTATAAATTGATCTAAAACACTTTCATTTTTTGGAAAAATATACACACGAGACTTTACCTTATATCCATTTTTGGAATAACCTTCATTATCACGTAATGTAATGTCAAGTTTCATGATTAAAAATTCCAATTAATACGAGGAGTTACAAGATTATAATATTCTTCTTCAGTGTCAAAAGCTATATATTCTTCACTCATATAATCCATATATTCTTTATATTCCATCAATTCTTCAGTAGACATTTCTTCTCTTGACCACATTTCAGAACCATCTTCAAAATTATAAGTGAATCCACCATAATTTTCTAGAATCTTTTGAAAAGTCATCATGTTTGTTTCCCTCTTGATGATATAACCATTATATCAAACAGGCAATTAATGGAAATAGCCAAAACACATTTTTTTAAAAATAATTTTTTGGCTTAGTTGGTTGACATTAATTATTTTATAAGGTACAGGCGCGCCTGTACCTTATAAATTGGGGCTTAAATTTTTTTAAAAAAAATGCATCTGGCCTATTTTCATTAATTGCTAATTGGATATAATGGTTATATCATCAAGAGGGAAACAAACATGATGACCGAAAATTCTAGTTATACCGACAAATTGGTTGACCTTATCAAAAATAATGAAGGCGATAATTGGTCTATTTACGCTGTAGGTTATTTGCAAGAAATGCTTAATTGGTTTGAAATGATTGATCCTAAAGTTTCAGAAAATGTTAAAATGCATTTGGAAGCGAAGCTTCTTAAAATCCTTGAAAATGGCGGTTGACATTAATTAGCCATATGATATGATGAGTATATCAGAAACAATATATACCAGCAAAACAGAGGATTGAAAATGCCTAGAGGCGTATATGATCGTAGCTCTACTAAAGCTCGTATGCAGCAAATGACATATATCGAACCAGTTTCTCATGAGACTGATGAAGAAATTGATGCTCGTATTTCAGAAAGCTTTGAGATTTTGTCTGATCTGACTGAAGCATCTCTTACTGGTGATGTACGGGCTATTGTAGTATCTGGCCCTGCAGGTGTTGGTAAATCACACACTGTAGAAGAAAAGCTGGCTCAATGGGATCCTAATGGCATTAATCATACCATTATCAAGGGTTATGTTCGAGCTACTGGTCTTTACAAGCTTCTTTATCAGCATTCTGAAGCTGGCAAGGTTCTAGTGTTTGATGATGCTGATACTGTTTTTTTTGATGACACATCTCTAAATATGCTTAAGGCTGTGTGCGATAGTAATAAGAAGCGTACAGTTTCTTATATGACTGAAGGTGCATTGTATGATGAAGAATCTTCAGTTAAGCTTCCTAAGCAATTTGATTTCAATGGCACTATTATTTTCATCACCAATCTAGATTTTGATTCTATGATTGATAGGGGTCATAAGTTGGCGCCTCATTTGCAAGCAATGCTTTCTCGTGCACACTATATCGATCTTAAGATGAAGACTAAGCGTGATTATATGATTCGTATTCGTCAAGTTCTTAAAAATGGTCTTCTTGCCGAACAAGGCCTTGATGCTATTGCTCAACAAGAAGTTGTTGCCTTTATTGATAAGAACCAAAATAGTATGCGTGAGTTGTCTCTTCGTATGGCTCTAAAGGTTGCCGCAATTCGTAAGTCTTCTCCTCAAAAATGGGAAAAGATGTCGCGCGTCACATGTTGTCGCTAAAAGCTAAAATAAAAAATTTGGTTGACATTAATTCCAAATTTGTTATTATGAATTATGGAAATAATTTAAGACCAAGATGTCATTCCTATGCTCATTAATGAGCTTCGGCGTGCACGCATCAAATATTACTATCCTCCTCTTTTAAATAAGGAATCTGAATGACATTCGTTTTGACAGAAGTTAAAGCAAAGTCCATTATTGATCTTCTTTGTAATTATGATAGTAGTCTATTTTATGATGAGAAGCTTCCTCTTCATAAGCTAAATATTATTATTGAAGATATGTATCCGGAAGCTGGATATTGTATTCCTGATGAAGATTCTGATGAATATGAGATGGGATTAATTTCTGATACAGGTACATACAAGGCTGCTGTCAATCTTATTGCTCATGAACTAGTGCATCTTGTTCAAATGCATAAGAATCAAGAGGTTGGACATAATACACCTATTTGGTATTTTTATATAAATAAAGCTAAACAACAAGATATTATTATCTAAGGAATTGTAATGAAGATTTTTGCTGGTATTATTGCTGCATTCACTTTTATGGCTACACCTGCCATGGCTGATTGCAATTGTCAACATCGACATCACACTAATAATGTCGTGCCATTTGTTGTAGGAGCTGTAATTGGTTCTGTTGTAACTCATGAATATCATGAATATCGTGAGTATCATGAGTATCATGAATATCAACATTACTATGAACCACCTCGTGTAGTATATGTAGAACCTCCTCAACCAGTATGTTGGGTAGAAACTAGATATGACTATTATAACAGGCCATATTCAGTAGAAATTTGTAAGTAATATTATCCACTCGACCGAGCATGGTGAACGGGTCTGACTGTTAATCAGAAATTGCTGGGATCGTTACCCAGGGGTGGAGCCAATCCATTGGAAAATGTAATGAAAAAGCTAATTATTATTTGTTCATGTTTGTTTTTGATCTCATGCAATAAGATGGATCAAAAGTATTATTTGATTAAACGATGTTTAGGTACTGAAGATCTTTATCGTAAGATTGATGGAAAGTTATACACTGGATTTTTTCCAAATGATCCACATGTAGGATATGCAGAAGAGATTGCACCTAATGCAAAAATTGATGATGTGTGTTCACCTTTAACAATGAATCCACTAAAATAATAAATGCAAGATTTTTACAAATAATATAACTATAATCATTCCACCAAATAGAAATATAGCTGCACGAGTTTCTTTGACTCGTGCAGCTTTTGTTTTATATACACTCTTTATTTTTTTTATTTTAGTTGGCTTAAATGTTTTAGATGGTTTTATAATTGATGATAATTTAATTGTTTTAGTTTTTTTAGAAATATATCCAGTACTTAATTTTTGTGTAGTTTTAACTCGTCTAAATCCTAGCCCTTGAGTAAAAGATATTCTGCTAGAACTTCCAGTGCGTGAACTAACTGTAGTACTATCACCTTTATTATTATCATGATCCGTTTGATAATAATTAGTTGAACCGCTTTTTCCAGTTTTTCTAGTACGATATGCCATAACTATTACAAAAAATATTATCCTCTAATTGTCCATGCATCGGTACCAAGAGAATTATTTTCTAGATATTCTGCTGGAATCCAAAAATGGCCATGATCGCCCCAATCTTTACCCCAGCTATTTCTAACTTCATAATATCTTTTATTGGTTCCTCTAAAATTTTCATCATAACCTATAACAGCAACTGCATGACCACCTAAACATCTTTCACGATCACCTGGCATAGGAACTACGCCGGTTTTAGATACTTCTTCAGATTCAAAAGATTCAAAAATTTGAATACCAATCATAAATGGATAACCATCTGCCAAACATTGCCGATAGTCATTTGGATCACCATCATCAAGACTAAAATATTGTGTGATCTTATTTAACGCACCTTCTTGTAATTCAATAGGTGGAGGTTCTATTGTAAATTTAGAAATATCATATGGCCAATGTTCTTCTAGACCAATTCCTTTTGTATTAAGAATTTTAATGGCATCTCTAAGATAGGCACCACTATCTTCATTGATGGTGCCTTCTAATTCTCTTTCCCAATAATAGAGAGCTAAACGAGAGAATGGACCACCTCCATGTTCATATGTAAAGATACCTAAAGCAGCGTGTGCAGAACATGCTCCTAAAGATCCTTGATCATATGGTAGTTCTTTAAACTTATCTCTTAGACTAACTTTCTCTGGAAAGACTGGAGAATCGTCAATTGATCTAACAGCTTTAAATCTAATATCTGAAGGATCTAATTTATCCTTTAGATAACCATATACTCGTCTTGTCATAGTTACTCCTTATGATTAGGACATTGCTTCCTGACCGATGATATGCACACCTACGTTAGCACCATTGGTTCCTGTTGTTGTAACAGCAACAGTTAGTACGTCAGTCAAGTTACCTGCTACTGTATTGTATAGTGGGAAGAAGTATGATAGATCAAGTTCCTGTAGACCAGAACCACCTGCAGGAGATGTTAGAGCAAACACAACTTCACCCCCAGTTAGTGCAGTCGCTGAAACATCACGCATAGCAAATGAATAGTTAGAACCTAATCCAACGTAACTAATTGGAGCTGTATTTGTAGTTGTTAATCCTGTTGCTTGTTGTACTAACCCAGCAATTGTTTGAGTATATGTTAGATTTGCTAAAGTATTCCAAGAAGGACCTGTTAACAAAATAGGATTTTTTGTGGTACTTGTGATCAATTCAATAATACAAGGAGCATCAGCAGAAATATACATTTTCTTTGGTAGTAGCTGCCCACGGTTAATCAATCCAATTTGGTATTGGGTACCTGCCATTGAAAGAGTATTTGCAATAGGTAAACCTGTTACAATATCACCAAAAGAAATTACTGTTGAATTACTTGCAGTGATACGAGCTGTAATACCTGTATTTGACCCTGCAGGTGCTTGGCTATAGTTATTACCTTGACCTGGGAAATAAATGTGACGGCCAACAAGTGTATTTTGTGTATATGTGTTTACAGTAGCACCTGTTGCAGTCGCAGTTGGTGTTGCATTGATAATATATGCAGTTGAATTTACATAAGTTACTGCTGCAGTTGATGGTATACCTGTAGTAGCAGAATTTACATATTGACCCACAAATACATTAGCAGTTGATCCTGAAGTTACTGTAATAACATTGCTAGTAGGTGAAAAGTTTGCAGTTAATGATGATGCTAACACACCATCATATGTTGTGTTAGCAGCTACTAAAGTAATTTGAGAATTTGTACTAGCGGCTGAAGTATTATTCCATGAAGAATTTCCGCTCATTTCAATAACACCCATTTCACGAGATGCAATTGAAAGTACAGGATATCTTGTAGCTGCACCACCACTACCAACTTGTCTACGCTGAGCTGCTGGGTTCATTCCATATGAGTATGTGAATCCACGCTGATCATCCTGACCACCTTCAACAACCACAGACACACCCCAGTGGTACATATCATTTTGAGTAGATGTTGCAGTTATGTTTCTTTGTTCATAACGTACTGGAAGGTTGCCTGTTCTGGCCCAGGGTGATACTTGTGTGGGATATGCAATTATACCAGTAGCAGGATTACTAGAATTCACAGGTCCTTTGTTTGAAAAGCCTACGTAGTTTAGAACAATTAATTCTCCATTTAGAACAACGCCCCAACGGCACATACCTGCACCATACCAAGTGTATTCTTGCCAGATCATTTGAATACGAGTCCAATCAAGCCCAGCAATTGAAGCCTGATCTCCGTTCCATGCAGGAAGAGGAATACGATAATCTGTAGGAGTTCCGCTATTTGTTCCATGGTTTTGAACACTTGCAGCATTAACATCAGAACGAATGACAGTATACATTCCAAAAGGATTTGCTTGTGTAGTAAATGTATAGGTAGTTCCTACAGAAGTTGTTGTAGTAGGTGAACTAATTCCGATTGCTGAACTATTAATAATATTTTGAATAACAGTAGTATTTGGAATTGCAATAGGATAGTTAGGATCTTTTCCTGAAATACTTGGAGCAATGTTTGGACCTGTAATAGGCATACCCATATACATTGTAGCTGTACTAGAAAGGTTTGTGATGATATTTAAGCCAGCAGTTGAGCTTCCAGTAAATGTAGAAGTTGTTGTTGTAAAAACAGGATCACCTTGCTCTATGAACATACCGTTACCATCATCAAAGAATCCTACACGTTGACGCTGGCCAGTTTGTGCTGTACCAAAGTTCAATGCAGTAGACATGAACATTGTCTTGCCAGGCTGATAACGATGATATGGACGTGTTTGACGAAGTGTAACATCGCCAGCAGCAGTACCTAAGCGCATACGAACACCACCAGATCCAGGCATTTGATCTATTCTAGAATTACCTGATGGGCTGACAATGAAGTTTTCCCAGCGCATTGGCTGTGTACCATATTCAAAGTCAGCTTCGTAAATGTTTTGATGTCTGGAAGTTCTGATACGACCTAGATTGTCAGTCGATCCAAATATTGCGCCACCTGCATATGCAACTGGAGTAATCACGGTATTATTAGCTGGCTTCTTAAACATAAATTTTTCTCCTGAATATCATAGCGATATGATTATACTGTATTTATAATTCAACAAAAAGGGGGAGACCCCTTCAGATCTCCCCCCAAGTCTTGTCAGTTAACCTGATCTTCTAATTGATTAGATGATATTTGCAACGGTAAATCGACGATAGAAGACATTGCTATTTTGTGTGATTGCACCAAGTGAAGTGCTAGCAGCAGTGCTGACAGCACCGTTAGAGAATGGATTGGCTACCATACCATAACGTGTCTTGAAGCCAATCTTTGGCTGGAAAGTATCTTGACCAACTGCACGAACCATTTGTAGAGGAACATATGGGCAATAGAAGATACCAGCATCAAAAGCTGAAGAACCCTTATAACCAACAACGCAATAGTTGCCGCCAGCATAAGGATCTACATATACTCTCATACGACCGTTAAGAACGCCGGCAAAGGTGTTGCCAGTGTCATCAACTTGTAGGTTGTTTGAGTTTAGAGCAGGAGCATAATCTAGAACACCAGCCATCTGAAGAGCAGAAGCAACATCAGAAGAACAGATGATTAGATTACCTTTACCACGGCGAGTAGCCTTGGCAATGGCGTTGGCTTCACGCTCAATTTGGAACATTAGACCTTTGAACTTCTCAACTGACCAACGGCCGTTTGAGTCAACATCTAGATCGAATACACCAGGATTGGTTGTATCAGTAGCACCAGATGCAGATGAAAGAACAATTGTACGAACAACTTCACGATTGATTTCAGCAAGAATTTCTGCTGAAAGAATTGTTGAGAGTTCTGTCTCTGCATCTAGACCATGGATTGCCTTTAGGTCTTGAGCTAGTTCGATTGAATATTCTGCTTTTAGAGCACGTGTCTTAGCAGTAACAGTAACCTTATCGATTGAGAAGGCCATCTGAGCAAAATCTACTGAAGTTGTGGAACCGTAAGCTTCCATGTTGGCAGTTGAACCGCCGCCACCAAAGTTATAAGTTGATGAGTTACCAGAAACTACAGTTGTATTTGAACCGCCGAGATACATACCGCCAACGTTGTTAGCAGCATCACCTAATGCAGTTGTACCACCGGTGTTACCTGAGAAGCCAGTGTTAGGTTCATAATAGAATGCATCTGTACCTGACTGGTTAGCATACTGAGGACGTAGAGCAAAGATTAGTCCAGTAGGACCAGTCATTGGCTGAACACCGCAGATATCATAAGCAATTAGATTAGGCATTGCACGACGAACTAGTGAAATAAGAACTGGATCGTAGTTTAATGAACCACCAGAAACGTTAGTAGGTGCAGCACCAGTAGTTTCTAATAGTGACTGGGGTGAATAGGCACCAGCTTCACGAAGAGCTGATTCGGTATTTTCTAGAAGTTGGGCGACAACTGAACGCTTATGAGCATCACCGATCTTTGGTAGATCAGGATGTTCAAGCACTGGGCCCCACTTCTGGGTAATTTCTTCGTTGAGTAGCATATCTTTCTCCCTGTTTTTCTATTGGGTTATAGTTATTTATAAAATTACTTTTTTGAAGTCTTTGAAATTGCTTCTACATAGGCTGACATTGGTCCAGTAACTTCTTGGACGTCTTGTTCATCAGAATCATAATCTGTGGCTTCAGTTAGGACAGCCGTTTTTTCCTTCTTTCCAGCGGAAGTAGGGAAGTAGGTTTCCTTAATTATGCCTAGCTTTTTAGTGAATTCTGTTGCGTCTGAGTATTCAATACCTTCGACAAGTGAACGGAGCTTTTCTTGTTGAGTAAGTGGAAGTGATTCTACTTCTTCAGCAAAAATTCTATCTACTTCTAAAGAATCTACATAATCCTTAAGATCAAGATTCTCATTGATTGACTCATTGAGTTTGCTTTCTAGTTCTGCAACATGTTGTGATAGTTCAGCAACTAGATCAACCTTGTCATCAGGAATTTCTACATAGTTTTCCATGAATAGATTCTTAAGTCCATGCATGAAGTCTTCCATTACTTCAGTCTTAAGACCTGTTTCAATTGCAATTTCGTTATTCTCAAGCCACTGTTCTACTGCATAAGAAAGATACTTATCAACATTTTCGGTTAACTGTAAAACTTTTTCTTCTAAAGCTTCTACTAAATTGTTTTCATATTCTTCTTCGATACGTGCAACTTCTGAATAAAGACGAGCATTTACTGCTGCTTCAAAAATTGTACGAGCTTTTTCACGAGTTTCTTCTGAAAGTTCTTCACCACCAAAGATAACATCCATATCTTCAGCATGAACACTTGTTGGTGAATATCGTGTTTGAGCTAGTGTTTGGCCATTTGTATCATCTTTAGCTGTACCGCCAATACGACGAGTAGCTAAAGCTTTATTTTTATCATGATGTGGACCTTTATCGGTTAGACCTTTAAAGATATTAGCAAGTTCTTGATGGCCTAAACCACTAAGATGGCCCATAATTTGATTAATTGCTTCAGCTTTTGTAAAAAACTCAGGCATTTTTTCTTGACCGTTGCCATTCTTATCAGCTGAACGACCTTTATGGCCGTCTCTATCTTCTGGATCAGGAACTGCACTGATACCATCTGATGCTTTAAATTCTTCTTTCATTGGTGCTTCCTTCTTTAGTTTGGCAAGATATCTCTTCCCATGAGCTACTGCACCAGCATGTGGTTTACCTTCATTTGCATCTAATACTTCATCATAAATGTGTTCATGTGCTTCTTCAGCTGACATGCCTTCTTTATGAGCATGAAGTGCTGCTTTTACAGCAATTTCACGGAGGTCTTTATCTTGGATCATCTCTGACATGGTTTTCTCCTTTGGGAATAATAGTATTTATAAATTATCGAATTACAAGTGAATCTAAGAAATTTTCGAATAGTCGAAGTTGATTTTCACTAATTTGTGATAAAGACATTTTCTTAATTTCTTTTTTTGTTTCTTCTAAACATTCTGAAGCTTTCCATGTTCCAGAAGCAATGTCATAAAGGTATTCAACATTTTCCATAACTCCACGAACAAAAGCTTTATGAGCAGAAGGATCTGCTACGATATCTGCTGCAGTTGCCAACATGAAATCATCTTGTACTTGCATATATCCACTCTTTTCTTTAAGAGTGCCCATTCCACGAGAAGAAACACCGAGATTAGCACCTTCATCTAATAGATTCATAGCAATATTGCCCATAGGAGTATCAGTAAGCTTTGCACGACCAATGAAATCTGAACCTTCTTGAGTTAATGATTTAATCATATGTGATACGCGATCTAAATTAATAGAAGGTCCTGCAGGATGACCAAGTTCACCATATGCTCTATTTGTTTCAATAAGTTCTTTAGTATATCTTGCAACTTCTTTAGCTAAAATCTTTGACTCATAGACACGCCCATTTTTATTAGGTTGATCACCCATAAGAAAAATGCCTTCGATATAATAATTCTTTTTACCGTCTTCCTTAGCTTCTTTAATAAGAGAAAGCTTGGTGTCCAATATTTCGCAAATAAGCTTCATTTACTTTCCCTTCTTCGTAATAGATAAAGCTTTTTTAGCAAGATGCTTAGCACTGGTTTCTTCTTTAGCTAAAGCCTGATCGCCATTGCCTTTAAATGCTGATGGCTTTTGAGTATCAGTATTATTTTTATTAGAAGATCCATCATCTTTTTGTTGATTATCTTCATCTTCATCTTTTGAATTAGAAATGTGATCGCTTACTGACGTAATAAAATTCTTTGCCAAATCTAGTTTTTCTAATATCCAGCTAGGCAATTTCATATCATCTTGAATATTTTCATAAAGTTCAGCAGCAGTAGTGGCAATAGTTTCTAATTGATCTTTAGCATTAGTAACTGATTGATCAGGTTCACTATCTGTTTGATCATTTTCACTATCACTTGGTGAATCATTGCTAGCTTTTCCAGTATCACCTGACCAACCAGGAGAATCTGATGTTGCAGGTGCAGGTGCCATTGGCTCACCTAATTCTGATAGATATGCTTCTTTGGCCAATACTTGTGCTGGAATTTTTGTATGATGCTTTTTTTGTTGAGGCTGAGAAGTTTCATCGCCTTCTACTTCAGAAGTTTCATGAGTTTCATCATGACCTTCTATAGCACCTTTTTTCTGTGCATTAATTGGCTCAACTTTTACTTTTTTTATTGCTTGAGCAATATACTTTTCAACGATCTTTTTCTTTACTTTAGCTTTAATAGAAGTATGTTCACCTTCTTGTGATTGACCTTCATCATAAGCTACTTCATCTTGACCTAGATCGTAATCAGCTCTACGAGTTGTGTCATCCTTGGTTTTACTTCCACCAAAGATGTTTTCATTTTCTTCTGGAGAATTGTTTGGTTGATCTATTCTTAATGCTGGGTGTTTGGCACTAAACTTCTTTAGTCCAGCTCTACCTTCAGGACCAACAACATATTTTGAAATATCAGTATTGACGAGCTTGCGCGCAAGATCTTTTGGCTGATTAGGAATAGCCATTTTTGATTTATTGTCTTGTGTAGGCATATTATTCCTCTGAATTAAAGAAACTCTTAGCAACTTCGATTTTCTTAGAAGCTAAAATCTCTGCGACTTTTTCTTTCATCATATCTTCAACAGCATCTTGAATCTTGAGAGCATTACCATCAATAGCAAAATTGATAATATCTGAAGCGGTATAATCTGACATAACATTCTCCATTTTTATATTATATTTATATTTTATAATTATTGACTTAATTGCGGTTCTTGAGGAGCCTGTCCACTCTGTTGAGGAGCTTCTTCTTGATCACCTGCATTAGAATCATCAGTCATAGATTGTTGTGGTAAGAATTTCTGTTGAATTTCAGATTGTTTAGCTTGACGCTTAACATCTATAACCATTTCTTCATCAATTTGTTTTTCAATTTTATTAATGTCTTCATCAGTCATTTGAAGAATATTTTTTCTTACCCATTCTTCGGAATAATATTTGCCGACATATGGATCTAACATAGCAAGAGTATTAATTCTATTTGTAAGAATTTCTGATTCTTTTAATTCAGCAAAATAATTGTCAACCTGAAAATTGAAATGAATATTATTTTTAATATCATCCCATTCTGATTCGGCAATAACACCAGTTAAAACGAGTTGTTTTTCTAAAGCTTTATAAAATATTTCAGAAAATTTTGTTCTTAAACGTATAATAAACTTTTGAAATTTTAATTCATCTCTAGTAATTTCTGAAGATCTACCAAGACTAAATCCAGAATCAGAAATCATACGAGATACTGGAACATTAAGTGATTGATATAATTTTTTTTCAAAATATTCAACGTCAGCTAATTCACCTAGATTTTGTCCTGATGGTAAAGTGGTAACCTGTGTACCTCCACCATCTGCACGTCTAGGAAACCAATAATCTTCAAGCATAGTGTTTTTAGTATATACACCAGCATCTAGAAGATACGTGTGATGACTATGATATGTTTCTTCTTGGTCGATGGTTAATGCAGCTACTGTCATCTTTTCATCTAAAAACTCAACAGATACTACTTTATGATTATGGAGTTGTTCAGCACGATATCCTCTGGATCCTGAACTTCCCTTTATGTGTGTTCTATTAAGATTTAAATTACGACAATAGGCACTAAGATTTTCAATTATTTCTGAATTACCATCAGGAGTGATAACTTTCCAAGTTTTACATTGAATAGTTAATTTAGGATCATCTTTTGTATCAAAGGAGAAAATAGATTCTTCTTTAAGTCCTTGTTGTTCTTTCCAAGAGGCAATTTCTTTATGTGTAAATTCCCAAGTTTTGGTATCATTCTTATAAATTTGTTCATATTTTCTACCATTTGGAATTATAGATTTATGACGACGATATCCTGGAATTAGAGATTCTCCAATAGCCAAATCTTTGGCTTCAATAAATCCTTTATTCCAAACTGGAAATTTATGATCTGGAGTACAAATAACACTTTTACCATTATCAAAAGTAACACGAACAACATCACTATTCTTTTTAGTAATTCCTGCCCATGAAATTGGCCCTGGATAAAACTTTCCTGTTTTAGGATCACAAGAATATACCCAATTCAATTTACCTTCATTATATTCAGAAATAATTTCTTCTATTGTTAGTGTTCTACCATCCAATAGAGGAATTTTAGTATCAAGGGCATAACACATAAACTTACGATCATCTCGAATATTGCCGGTAGTAGCATCATAAATCAAGCGATTTTTATGTTTAACCATAACTTCGCGAACATATTGTTCGGCTTTCATTTTCGGAAGATTGCCTACATCAATACTAAAAATACGACGTTCTGGTGCACGACTAATGCGATAGATTACAGTGGCATCTTCTAGAATACGAAGTTGATTTAAAGGTTTAATAGCTTTATGCAAATAACCTAAAACAATTTTATTGTCTTTATCTACTACACCAGAAGTAACATGAAGGATTGAATCTTTAGAAATTTGTAATCCTTGATTATCCATGCCAGAAGCTGAAGCCCCTTTAAAGCCTCTTTCATTATACATATAAAATTCACTATCGCTTACATTGACATATACTTGATCTTTACGCATACGTTTTACTGCACGGATTTTTCTAATTTTTCGAGGATCAATATATCGAAGTTCTTTAATTCCTTCACGAGGATTATTGACGTCAATCATAACATGATAATATACTCTACCATCTATATACCAACGTTTAAAAATTTCATATCCATAATTGTTAAAATCTAAAAGATTTGAAATTTTATCCCATTCTTCAGAAATTCTTTCTTTAATATTATCTGCAAAATCTAAATCATCGAGATCAATTTCTACAATTTTTTTCTTATCTTCTTTAACAATTGCTTCAGACACGATGTCATTAACAGCCAATTCTACTTCTGGCTGAATTGCCATTTCTCTATATTTTGCTACAATTTCAGCTTCTGTTCTAGCAGAACCTTCTAAATCTAAATAGGTACCATATGTACCACCTGCAGAAACAACTAGAGCCCCATCATCCGTCTCTCTAGGAGTGAATGATGGGATATCTAGTTGTTCAGCTTCACGACGGATTTCAAATCCAAACAATTTTACCATAATATTTTCCTAGTCTACTTACGCATAATATATTTATTGATGGTAATTAGGCTCCACCAGCATTACCGGTAGTACCACCACTTACATCCCAATAATCATACATAAATGTTACGCGAAATTCTTCAATACGATCTGTAGCATCCCAATCTAGTTCAATATTGGAAACATCGCCAGGATAGATACCATGGAAGGTATATTGACGAATAACATTTCCAGTTTTACCATATTGTGTTACTACTGCATCAGACTTATAAAGAAGAGGTGAAGCTCCACCAAAGTTGCGGAGGTTACCTTCAAATGAATTGATGGCATTTGACCATTGTTCCATAGCATTACGAATTAGAAAGTCTTCATCGTTAATAACTGTTACTGTCCAATCAGCAAACGTTCTATCTCCTGCAAGATTGATCTTACGACCAAAATAAGGAATTGTAATATTTCCTAATTTTGATTCTGGAATAGATGCTGTACGTACCATGAATGGAACTTTAATATTAGCAACACCATTTGCTGGGTTGTTAAACTGTACGCTGAAGAGGGATTGTCTAGCTCCCCCTCCAACTAGTTGCGACTTCATATCATTAATATTGAAAGCCATGTTTATTCTCCTATTTCTCTATGTTGTTTTTAAAATTTACCTACGATTTCGGAGAAATCAACACCAGTTCTTACAGCAACGAAATTAAGCTGAATGTAATTGATAGAACGTGCAGGCTTAATATAGATATCGCCTACAAACTGATTAGAATCAATTACTTGACCAGTATTATTTGTCGTATCGCAAACAACTTTAAAGTCTGTAATGCCTCTACGTCCTTGAACATCTTTCAAGAATGGAGTAACTAGAGAAACGAATTGGGCGCGAGTAAAAGCGTCGTTGAATTCGAATAGAGTATATTGAGCAGCTGCTGCAATAGCTTTTTCGAGAACGATAAAGAGCCTACGAACGTTAATTCTGTCGAAAGCGGATGGCTTTGTTTGAAGAGTTCTATCTCCAAATAGTACAGTACCTTGACCAGGGAATGTTACTACAGGATTGATACCCACTGGATAAATTGCGTCACGATATGTCTTTTGTGGATTCCATGCTAGCTTAACAATATTCTTGATAAAGCCACGATTAAATCCTGCAGGTGACCACCAAGGATCTTTTGTTGTATCTGTATATACACAAAGACCGGCGACATCACCATTTAATGGAACATATCTGTATACGTCATTATACTTATCATATTGATACTTGTATCCAGAATCAAGAACACCATAAGATGAGCTAGTTAAACCATTTCGGAAATTGATTACTGATGAATACTCATTTCCTACGTTATTAACAACTGTTGATCTATTAGGTGAAACGAATACTACACAATCCATTCTTGTTTGAGCAATATTTTGAATTAGATAATTGCCAAGAAGAGTAGTATTAACATCATCTGATTTGCCAGTCATCATAAGAGAGATTGGAGCAGTTTCAGTAGATTTGAATAGATCATAAGCACTAGTAATAGAACCAATTACTGGAGTGTTTTCACTAAATCCATCTGCACCACCAACAAATGAGATTGTTTGAGGAACAACATCTGTTTGGCTAGAAATATTTACAGCAGTATTTGAATATGCTGATCCAGTACGATGATTTGTCCACCAAATATATTGTGAATTTTGGTTAAGAACATTTGGATAATAGATGCTTGATCCGGTAGGTGATTTTGCATCTGAAGCACGTGATAGATTGGCAAATACTTCTAGAATTTGACCAGGAACACCTGTAAACTTGCCTAAAGTATCAGCAACCACTAGATGAATTTCATCAACAGCTGCAGTATTGCCAAAGCTTGAATTGTAGCTAGATGAACCAGGAGCTGCAGTTACTGAACTATAATATTGCCATAAGCGACCAACATTTGTAGTTGCAGGAGTCCATAGAGTTGATAATGAATATGGACTGACAAATGATAGTGTTAATGTTTCTTGAGCAAAATGAAGATTAGCTGAGCTAGTTGCAACTGCAGATGTATTAATAACAACTGCACTAGAATTTACAATTTGAGTAACTGTAGCTAGATTGTTTACTAGACCGGCAACGTTGGCTGTAACTTGCATACCAACACTTAAAGTTGCTGTACTAGATAGACCGGTAATAGTAGTATTACTATTTAAAGTACCAGTCAATGCGGCAAATACTGGAGCAGAACCTTTATTAGAAATCTGAAGATTTTGTATGCCAATTGATGAATTACCAACAGTAATAAAATCACCATTGGTTAGAGCTGACCAGGCAACATATGATGAAAGATTTGCTGCGGCAGTAGCTGCAGCAATAACCGTATTACCATCATTGAATGAAATTGTGCCGGTATTTGAATTAATATTAAATGATGTATTTGAAACATTAACTAGATTTGATGAATAACCAGCGGCAGTATCTACGAGAGAAATGGTTAAGCTATTTCCAAGAGCACCAGGATATTTTGCAATAAATTCAAAACCTGATTGAGTGGCAAATGAACCATTATTTGCTTTGTTATAATAATCGTCAGAATTAATTACGTTAAAGGCTGCAGAAACGTTAGCACCCCAATAGGTATTTCCAGCAACGTTAGCAGCAATTACTCCACTTGTATCAGCAATAGCAGTAAATGCTCCATTACCATAGTTAGTATCTGAACCAGTGCCTGCAGTTGTATTGGCTGCACGGCTTACATATAGAGCATTTCCATATGATAGGAAGTTTTTTGCTGTAAACCAAGTTTCAGCATTTAAGTTAGTTGGTTTACCGAAGCGCTTCCATAGAGTATCTTCTGAATCAACTAAAACTAGTTGGCCAATTGGACCCCATCTAAAAACACCACCGATAGCTCCTGCTGTAGTAGAAACTGCAGGAACGATAGTCGTTAAATCGACTTCGCTTACGTTAATCCCTGGGCTGACTTGAAATGCCATAGTGTTCTCCCTTATCCCAAAAAAATAGATTGAATATGCTATTCCTATTATTTATAAAAGTCAAGAAATACAAATTAATTTAGCCAATTAGAAGAATCTTCGAAATCAATATCTTCTGGATCTCTCCAAATATCATCTATAAATCCAAAAGGACTAACATTCTCATCGACTAATCTTTTATTATATTCAAGCACTTCAAGTCGAGCATCATTATTTGATAATAATTTAAAATATTCTTGATGAACTAACCATGAAAATAATACACAACACATGACCAAATCATCATGTTCACCATCCTCAGCTGCATATTTTGCGTTATGCTCTACAAATCGATTCATTTCATATAATAGATCATAATCATTAATTATAAGTTTATCATTTTCAACTAAGCTTTTAAAGTTAGCGCATCCAATTCTTTTGACAGATGTAGTAGTGCGTACTCCAATAGTATATCTAAATCCTCCCATAGTACCACCTACTTTTTGTCCATTTCTACCTTTGACTTTTGTAGAAAGCACATGTTCATATTCAAGATCATGTTGAAGAATGTCTGCTACTTGGCCTCCAATATCATTGGTTTCTACTAAGACATATGCATTATTATAGTGTTTTGCAAGATTGTAGATAATGGTTGGATATACTAAAGGAGATATTTCATTATTTCTATATTTAGCAACTATTTTATATGGAATTTCTGTAATATCAAATACTATAAAAGCAGAATAGTCTATTCCAGCACCACGAGAAGTATCTACAGATATTAGATATACATGATCTTTTTTTACTTCTTCATACATATCTACATCACCAGAAGTTACTATTGGTTCTATATAGACAAGTTGAGACAATTTAGAAGCATCAATAAGAGTATTTGAACTACCTAAAAATTCACAATTATATTCCTGATTAAATTGCCTTTCACTCGTATTAGAAATAGTTTCTTCTTGCCAAGCTTTATCTCTTCCTGGTATCATTGACCAATGCACTTCACATCTGACATACCTATTCTTACCATTTTCAGAATCTTTCCAAAGTTTATAAAAATAATTCATACCTTTTGGAGTAGAAGTGATAATAGTTTTTGTAGTTTTACCAGATGAGATTGTAGGATAAACAGAAGTAAAGAATGATTCTGCTAAATTGTTTGGTACGAATGCAAACTCATCGAGATACACAATATTATATGTTTGTCCACGTGCAGATGATCCGGTGGTTGCAGTAGCAATGGCTTTTGAACCATTTTCAAGTTCAATATCTCCTTCATTCCATCGAACTACACCTTGTTGCAACCAATTTGGCAAATACTCAAACATCATTTTAATTCTACTGAGAATTTCTCTAGCTTGTTTATCTTTATTTGCTAGAATGGCAACTGAAAATGTATCATTGAATATAATTTTATGCAGCAAATATGCTGCTACAGTCGTCGTATTATGTGATAGAATTCCATTGGTATAAAATCTATGATCTTCTGAACAAACAGTAATATCATACATATTTGATACTCTATTTGTTTCTGTTATTGATATAACTTCTTCTTTACCAGATTCTGTTAAAATATAATCACCAGGAACTAAATCTTTACAAAAAACTTCAGATCCATCTTCTCTAAAAAGAATATGAGTATCTGCACACGTTAAACTGTGAGAAGTTGTTACTAATTCCCATTCAATATATTCTATAGTTTTGTAAATAGTTGAAGCTGGTTTCCAGCCAGTATCAGTCCATATATCTATATCTTTTAGATCAATAGAATCAATGAATTTGCGTTCTACTTGATCAGAAAGTCTAGGCAAATCTGAACTATTTGTTTTTGAAATATGTGCGATGTTAGATCTTTCATTTTCAACTGACAGATTTGACACTACATTAGATTTGGATCGCTCATATAACTCTTCTATTCTTACACTATAAGTCTCTTTTGATTTTTTATCAAATACTTTAACAATAGTATTCATATGAAAACACTTGCCGACTTGGCGTGGCATCTTACAAATTACGAATCGATTATTTTCAAAAGTATTGATCATATTCTCTTGGAATTCCCAAAGATCAAAATTAACAAGTCCTTTATCGACATGAACAATTTTGCAATATTTTTTAACAAAATAAATTTGATCGTTTAAGCACTTTTGATATTCTCGGGTCTGTTCAAGAGTCCAAGATATAGGCACATTTACGTTTTTAAGATTAATATTATTTAAATAATATGGAGATGGCATTATTCGCCTTTAAGAAGCTTAAGCATTTCTGAAGTACTGCCAACAAAAAGATTGTTATTGACAGTATTTGGTCCTTCTTTCTTAATATCTTTATTAATATCTTTAACTTGTTTACTAAGATTTAAGAGCTTTTGATTAGCTTCTACTAAATTGTTTATGAGTGTTCCAACAACTTCATATGCTCTTGGATGTTGAGCCTGTTTAGCAAAATCAATCATATCATTTAAAGCAGCCTGGCCTTGTTCTATAATATCATACAAGTTTTTTCTGGCAAATTCATAATCATTCTCAACTTTATCATCAGTAGTTTCAATAAAAACTGGTCTAACTGAATTTAAAGTTTCATCTTTTACAGTATAAGGCACTCCTAAGATGTTGCCAAGATTATTGTTATTAGCTATCATAATAAAACCTATTAAATATTACCGAAAAAGTCTATAATATATCCATAATTAGAGTTGGCTGAAATTTCAGAAACTGGAATAGATACTGAAGCATTACTTGTTGGATTTCCATTTGCATCTAATCCTGGAACAATAGTTAGATACTGTGATATTACACTGTTTCCAACACCATCTGCTGCAGTATTAGTTGTAGGCACATAGAAATTAGTAATAACTTCTTTAATTGCTCCTTGATTATTTATAGGACCAAAAATATAACCCTTTAAAACAAAATCTAATTCCCATACAATAGCATATCTTTCGTTAAATCCAGCAGCATATGTATCTTGATAATTGACTGATTTTAATACTATAGGAATATCCATAACAATATCCATATCTGGAATCAATTTAATGGATGTAGTCCATTCAGGTTTAAAAAATGGAAGAATTTGTTCTACTATTCGACAAGCATCATCAGCATTTCTAGTTAAAATAGAAAGTGTAATATTAAAATTATATGGTACAGGATTATATTGAGTATTAAGAACATTGCCATTTGAAGTAGTAATTTTATTTTTACCAATGGTATTAAGTTTTCTAGTATTATCGTATTCTACACTTTTTATTTCAAAAGACATTCTTGGAAGTACTTGATTGACTTCTCTTAATAAATCTGGATTTTCTTGAAGTCTTACTAAAAATCTATCTTTAGGGCCATAAGACAATGGAACTTGTAAAGTTTGCACAACATTCCCATTTGTATCTACTCGTTCAAGAATGATATCATTGAACAAAGATCCAAATAGTGTTATATATTTTCTTACTGATCCAAAATAAAACTTCCAACCAAACATTAATATTCTCCATCTTCAGAAAATGGATTAGTTATTGAAAAATCAATAAATGTATTTGCAAGAGTTTCAAATTCTACATTCTGATTAATTGGATCGATATTATCTAAAGTATCATTTTCTTGAACTAGATCATAACCATCTTGAGTAATAAAATGATCTCCGGTTTCAAGTAGATAATAGAAATTATCATCAGCAGTAGAATAATTATGTTGAACAGCATCAATTGCTGGTATACCTGTATTAAATACTTCACTATTATAATTGAATTTCTCTAATTGCAATTCATAATATTGTAATGAACCATTTTGATAAAAAGATGCTTCATGTTCTACAAATTTAATTTCAAATAAACCATTAGAGAATGGAAAATATACAAGATCACCTTCTCTAGCTCTAACCAATCCGTATATAGATCCAATATCTTCAGCAAATCTTCTACGACTTACTGATAATACTAATTTGTCTGCAATACTTAAACCAAACTTGGTAAGAAGATCACCTTCACCTTGAAAGCCTTCATATGTATTAATATACATTTCCATAGGAATGGCTGTGGTAAATGATGAAGTTGGTGCTTCATCAAATAATTTATCAATATTACTAGAATTAGTATTACGAATAACATAATAACAATCTACACCAAAAATCTTAATCATCTCATCAGCAAGATTTTGCCAGAGACGCTGCTCATTTTGATATGTGTTATTTTTAAAGAAAAACGAAGTTGGCATAATAGATCCTTTGTTATCTGATCTATTTATACAATAT